TAAAGTCTTAAAAGACTACGTAAAACCTAAGGTTCTTAGCAGAATGAATAGGTATAAAAAATGGGATTATGGTTATAACAAAGAACATGATTTAGTAGTTATAAGTAAGACAGGTGAAATAGGTGAGATATATGAAATACAAAATCTCGCAATTGCTTTGCCTAAAGTAAAAGATGTTGTTGAATTTGAAAAAGACAAATGGACTTATACACCATACCCAAAAGAATTAAATAGAATTAAATCTGTGTTTGATTGGGAAGAATACCCATCAGACTTTAAAGAAAAATGGTATGACTATATTGACAAAGAATTTACAAGGCGTGAAGAAGGTTTTTGGTTCATTAATAAAGGTGTTCCTACTTACATTACTGGCACTAATTATATGTACCTGCAGTGGTCCAAAATTGATGTTGGGCAACCGGACTTTAGGGAATCAAATAGATTATTCTACATTTTCTGGGAAGCTTGTAAATCAGACACACGGTCTTATGGAATGTGTTATCTTAAAAACCGTAGGTCAGGCTTTTCATTTATGTCCTCAGCTGAATCGGTCAACCTTGCTACAATATCAACGGATTCACGGTACGGAATATTGTCCAAATCTGGTGCCGATGCTAAGAAGATGTTCACAGATAAAGTTGTACCCATCTCAGTTAATTATCCCTTCTTTTTCAAACCGATACAGGACGGAATGGACAGGCCCAAGACCGAACTTGCCTACAGAGTCCCTGCCTCCAAATTTACCCGTAGAAAACTTGATTCCAATGAAGCCATTAAAGAAATTACCGGTTTGGACACCACCATCGACTGGAAGAACACGGGGGATAACGCCTACGATGGAGAGAAGCTCAGGCTCCTCGTCCATGATGAATCGGGGAAATGGGAAAGGCCCAACAACATCCAAAACAACTGGAGGGTTACGAAAACCACCCTCAGATTAGGTAGTAGAATTATTGGTAAGTGTATGATGGGTAGTACCTCAAATGCTTTAGATAAAGGAGGTAGAAATTTTAAGAAACTATATGATGATTCAGACGTTAACAAAAGAAATGCAAATGGACAAACTCGTTCAGGACTCTATTCTTTGTTCATACCTATGGAATGGAATTACGAAGGATACATCGATTCTTATGGGCATCCTGTCTTCGATACCCCATCAAAACAAGTGTTTGGACCTGATGGAACGACAATCAAAACTGGGGTTGTTGAATACTGGAACAATGAGGTAGATGGTCTTAAAGATGATCAAGATGGATTAAATGAGTTTTACAGACAGTTTCCGCGTACAACAAAGCACGCATTTAGAGACGAAAGTAAACAATCTTTATTTAATCTAACTAAAATATACCAACAGATAGATTACAACGAAGATGAAAGAAACTCTTTAAATGTAACTAAAGGAAGTTTTCAATGGGAAAACAATAAGAAAGATTCAAGAGTTATATTTATGCCAAATAAAAATGGTAGATTTTTAATAACTTGGGTGCCACCTTTTAATTTACAAAATAAAAGATTTATAAAAAACGGCATCAACTATCCAGGTAATGAGCATTGCGGTGCTTTTGGTTGTGATCCATATGATATATCAGGAACAGTAGATGGTAAAGGTTCTAACGGATCTTTACATGGTTTAACTAAGTTTAGCATGGAAGAAGTTCCACCTAATCATTTCTTTTTAGAATATATAGCTAGACCTCAAACCGCTGAGATATTTTTTGAAGATGTATTAATGGCTTGTGTGTTTTACGGCATGCCAATATTAGCGGAAAATAATAAACCTAGACTCTTGTATCATTTTAAACGTAGAGGTTATAGAGGGTTTGCAATGAACAGACCAGATAAAAAAAGAAATAAGTTGTCAATTACAGAGAGAGAAATAGGTGGAATACCTAATTCTAGTGAAGATATAAAACAAGCTCACGCTTCTGCTATAGAAACATATATAGAACACTTTGTTGGATTAAAAGAAAACGGATATGGAGATGTTTATTTTCAAAGAACATTAGAAGACTGGGCGCACTTTAATATAAACAATAGAACAACACATGATGCTTCTATTAGTTCTGGTCTAGCTTTAATGGCCTGTAATAAACATATATACTCCCCAGTAAATAAGATAGAATTACCGGCAATTGATCTTGGTATAAAAAAATACGATAACAAAGGAACTACATCAAAAATTATAAGTTAATGAATATATATACTAACACCAATAGTGCTTTCCCTAGTCAAGTAGTGAGTGATGCAGAAAAAGCAAGTATTGAATACGGTAGTCAAGTTGCGATGGCTATTGAATACGAATGGTTTCGTTCAGGAAGAACTGCTGGTAATAGATACTTAACTAACTGGAATAATTTTCACGACTTAAGACTTTACGCTCGTGGAGAACAAAGCATACAAAAATATAAAGATGAATTATCTATTAATGGTGATTTATCTTACTTAAACTTAGACTGGAAACCAGTGCCAATATTATCTAAGTTTGTAGATATAGTTGTTAATGGTATATCTAGCAAAAGCTATGACATAAAAGCATACGCACAAGATCCTTCATCTGTTAAAAAAAGAACAGAATACGCCTCTAAACTACAAGAGGATATGATTGCTAAAGAATATTTAGAAGGATTGAAATCTACTTTAGGTATAGATCTATATCAAAGTTCAAATCCAAAATTAATACCTGAAAGTCCAGAGGAGTTAGAACTACATATGCAGCTTAGCTATAAGCAATCTGTAGAAATAGCAGAAGAAGAAGCTATATCAACTGTTTTAGCCCAGAATAAATACGATCTAATAAGACGTAGAATAAATATGGACTTAACTACAATAGGTATTGGAGCAACTAAAACAAACTTTAATATAGCCGAAGGAGTTACAGTTGACTACGTAGATCCTGCTTATATGGTTTATTCGTACACTGAAGATCCTAATTTTGAGGATATATATTACGTAGGTGAATTAAAATCTATAACAATACCTGAGCTTAAAAAAGAGTTTCCTAATATTTCAAAAGAAGAATTAGATAGAATTCAAAAAATGCCAGGTAATAGATCATATGTAACTGGTTGGGGTGATTATGACGAAAACACCGTTCAAGTATTATATTTTGAATATAAAACATATCACAATCAAGTTTTTAAAATAAAACAAACAGATCAAGGCTTAATGAAAGCTTTAGAGAAACCTGATACATTTAATCCACCAGAAAGTGATAACTTTGAAAGAGTGTCAAGGTCTATAGAGGTTTTATATACAGGAGCTAAGGTTTTAGGAACTGATACGATGCTTGACTGGAGATTAGCAGAGAACATGACAAGACCTTATGCCGATACAACTAAGGTAGAAATGAATTACGCTTTATGCGCGCCAAGAATATACAAAGGTAGAATAGAATCTCTTGTAAGCAAATGTATTGGTTTTGCTGATATGATACAGCTCACGCATTTAAAACTACAACAAGTGTTATCTAGAATGGTTCCAGATGGTGTTTATTTAGATATGGACGGTCTAGCTGAAGTTGATCTAGGTAATGGTACAAACTACAACCCAGCAGAAGCACTTAACATGTACTTTCAAACTGGTTCTATAGTTGGTAGATCTCTTACTCAAGAAGGCGATATAAATCAAGGTAAGGTGCCTATTCAAGAGCTTAACAGTTCTAGTGGCCAAGCTAAAATAGCAGCTCTTATACAGACTTATCAATATTACTTACAAATGATACGCGATGTAACAGGGCTTAATGAAGCTAGAGATGGTACTACACCAGACAAAGGTACTTTAGTAGGATTACAGAAGATGGCGGCTAACGCGTCTAATGTAGCTACTAGACACATAAAACAATCTAGTTTATATTTAACTCTTAGAATAGCTGAAAACATAGCATTGAAACTAGCAGACGCACTAGAGTTTCCATTAACTAGAAACGCTTTGCAAAACTCTATATCTACATACAATGCAAAAACATTAGAAGAAATTGCTGATTTAAATCTTCATGACTTTGGTATATTCTTAGAACTAGAACCAGACGAAGAAGAGCAAGCTAAACTAGAAGAAAACATACAAGTTGCTTTACAACAAGGGGGTATTGATCTTGAAGACGCTATAGACTTAAGGCAAATTAAAAATCTTAAGTTAGCAAATCAAATGCTTAAAATAAAACGTAAGCAAAAAAGTAAACAAGAACAAGCCAATCAACAAGCTAATATAAAAGCCCAAGCTGATGCTCAAGCAGAGACTGCAGAAAAAACAGCAATGGCTGAAGTTCAAAAGCAAGAAGCTATATCAGGTTCTAATGTGCAATACGAACAAGCTAAGTCTCAATTTGAGATGCAAAGAATGCAAGTAGCTGCTCAAATAAAGCAGCAAGAAATGCAAATACAACATCAGTACAACATGGAACTTAAACAGATGGATGTGCAACAGATGCAACAAAAAGAAGATAAAATTGAAAACCGCAAAGATCAAAGAACAAAGATCCAAGCAACTCAACAAAGTGAAATGATAAATCAAAGGAAAAACGACACAGCTCCTATAGATTTTGAAAATAAAAACGCTGCTCAGCAGTTTCCAACAGTATTATAACTGTTTATTAATTATTTAATTATATTATATTATGTCAGAACAAAAAACAAATGAACCTGTTAAACAGGAAGGTGAGTTTAAAATTAAAAAGAAAACTCCTAAAAAATTATCAACCCCACAAAGTAGCGAACCAGTTAAGGTAAATATTAAAGAACCTTTAATTGAATTACCGCCAGAAGTTACTAAAGTGGTAATACCACAAGAAGATGCCATTCAAATCGGAGAAACAAAAGAAGTACCTGTGGAAGAACCATCCGGAGATAGCGCAGAGGTGGGAAAACCTATACAAGAGTCCAACAAGGATGTTGAAGGGTTTCATCCAATCAAAGAAGTAATAGAATCTGAAGTTGAAAAAGTAGAAGCTGAGGTTGTAAAAGCAATTCAAGATGAAAAAATTCTTGGAAAAGCTTTACCTGAAAACATAGAAAAACTAGTTTCTTTCATGGAAGATACCGGTGGAACTATAGAAGATTATACAAGATTGAATGCAGATTATTCATTAGTAGACGAAAACACGCTATTAAAAGAATATTATAAAAAATCTAAACCTCACTTAGATGAGGAAGAAATAAGTTTTATCATGGAAGATAATTTTTCATTTGATGAAGACTTAGACGAAGAACGAGAAGTCCGTAAAAAGAAACTCGCTAAAAAAGAAGAGATTGCAAAAGCTAAAGGCTTTTTAGAGGAAACGAAAAAGAAATATTACGACGAAATCAAGTTGAGACCCGGCGTAACACAGGACCAAAAAAAAGCTACAGATTTTTTCAATCGATACAATAAGCAGCAAGAAAGAGCAGAGCAACAACATGCGCGGTTTAAAGAAAGTACTAAAGAACTTTTCAATGACAGTTTCGAAGGTTTCGATATTAAAGTTGGTGAAAAAAACTATAAGTACAATATTCAAAACCGTGACAAAGTTGCAGAAAGCCAATCAAGTATTAACAACCTTGTCGGGAAGTTCCTAGACGCAGATGGTAATGTTAGTGACGCGAAAGGTTATCACAAAGCTATGTACGCTGCTGAAAATGTAGATAGGATTGCCTCACATTTCTATGAACAAGGTAAAGCTGACGCTATTAAAGACGTTGTTAACAAATCAAAAAACCCAAGTGATTCTCTAGCTAGAAAATCTCAAGGCGATGTATTTGTTAACGGTTTTAAAGTTAAAGCAATTAGTGGCGCTGATTCTACAAAATTAAAAATTAAAACAAGAAAGTTTAACTAAAAAAACAAAACAAAATGGCTTTAAATCCACAGTTTGGAGGATTAATTCCTTCAGGAACTCAGGAGATATTGAACAGCAACTACCTACAATTTAACCAAGGTGGTGCAGGTGTAAATGATTTTGCACAACAATATTTACCTGAAATTTACGAACAAGAAGTAGAAAGATACGGAAACCGTACTCTATCTGGATTCTTAAGAATGGTTGGCGCTGAAATGCCAATGACATCTGATCAAGTAATTTGGTCTGAACAAAATAGATTACACATCTCTTATTCTGGAGTTAATGTAGCTAACGCTGCTGGTACTTCAAGTACTATTACTGTACAAGCACCTGCTGTAAACACTGTTTCAATAAACGATACTATTGTTGTTTTAAACCCTGTTACAGGAGCTGAATCAAAAGGTATTGTTACTAACTCAGGAGCTTACGCTGGAGCTGTAGCTGCTGGTCTTAACGCTGGAGATATTGTTTTCCAACCGTTTGACAATGTTCAGATAGCGCAAGCTGGTGTAGGTGTTGGAGTTAAGATATTTGTATATGGTTCTGATTACCAAAAAGGCCAAAGCATGAACGGTGCTTTTGCTGCTGCAGGTCAAAACCAAGCTAGAATATCTGTAGATCCAGTGTTAACTCAATTTTCTAACTCACCAATTATCCTAAGAAGCCAATACGTAGTTAATGGTTCTGACATGGCACAAATCGGTTGGGTAGAAGTTGCAACTGAAGATGGAACTTCTGGGTACTTATGGTACTTAAAAGCTGAGTCTGAAACTAGATTACGTTTTGAAGATTACTTAGAAATGAGTATGGTTGAAGCAGAATTTAACCAAGTAGGTAACCAAGCTGCTATTAATCTTAGCCCAGGTTCAGAAGGATTATTTGCTGCTATCCAGTCAAGAGGTAATGTAGAAACAGGATTTACTGCTGCTGCGGGTCTTGATGAATTTGATGCAATTCTTAAAAACTTAGATACTCAAGGAGCAATTGAAGAAAACATGCTTTTCTTACAAAGACAAACTTCTTTAGATTTTGATGATATGCTAG